GCTGTGAATAGTCCTAGTTGCTCGCTCATTCTGATACCACCAATCTAAGTTTCGTTTCCTTGCTGTCAAGAACTGCAATCTCTGGTTCGTTACCAACAATGTCAAGGATCATGTCTAACGCGGTGACCTGATGTTCATTGCCGAACGTTGTTGAGTAGTTCGGTATCGCCACAACCAACGTCACCCTATACAGATGGCTATCAGTTATTTCAATTGGGTTGCCTATGTCGCTCATTCGCTTTCCTCACTCTCTGTTTTCTCGCGGATCATCGCAGCAATCAGTACCGTTGCCTCAGCCTTAGTTATTTCATCAACAGATGTAATGTCCCTGCCAAGTTTCTGCTTCGCATATGGGACAAACTTCTTATTCAGTTTCAGATCAACCACAAGTTTGCCGAGTGTGCCACGTTGCGCATCAGACATGAGATCCGAAACATTATTCAGAACAACGTTTGTAGTTGTAGTCGTGGCGCGTTGTGCCTTTTGCATCTCCTCGCGTGATGGTCTTTTCTTCATCGCATAATTTGCATTAGCAAGTCCGCGACCAATCGCGCTGGTCTCTGCATTTTCCACAAACGATGTACGATTCACAGGAGACGCATCGCGCACTTCCTCTGCGAAACCAGTTGATACAAGATCACTACCACGTTCAAAGTAAATGTAAGCCTTGAACACAATGATGTTCTCCTCACGATGTGCAATCTCTGTAATGATCGCACCGTCAGGGTGGTCACTCCAAAACTGCGTTAGTCGTTCTTCCACTGTCGCGTATTGCGATAAGTCAAACTTCATTTTGTTTCCTTCTTTCCTTTGATCCGCATCACACGATACGGAAACCCGTCACGCTCAAACTGAGCGACAACTTCTGGATACTCGCTGCGCAAAGCAACCAGATCCAAAGACTTCTTACCTGCCTGTTGTTTCCATGAAATTACCTGCACACCATTTATCAAACCAATCTCATTTGACATTAAGTGTCGCGCGATCTCATCACGCGCAATCTTCTCTGCTTCTTCTGCTTCCTTCTTGATGCGCTTCGCTTCTGCTAACGATTCAATTACCTGCATCATTTCCGCAGGCAGTTCAACCGATGTTGGTTCAGCAGAAACAAGACTAGCGATCTGTTCCGCAGTGAAGTCATCAATGAAGTCCGTGATACCTGTGCCGTTATCTATGGCAGTGCAAAACATTTCTCCCTCTGACAACAGTGCATCAATGGCGTGTTCGTTACGTTCAAGTTCTACAACGACCAAGTTCTGGCGCGCATCAAGCACAGAGAAGAACACAGGCACGTTCAGCACAGCCATCTGTGACCAACCTTGCCAACGCCATTCAATAGGCAGATCATCTGCCGACGCGATGGTGTAGCGCGTAGTTGTTTTGCATTCAATCTGTACCGATGGTGACTGTTCGTTATCAACCGCGTCGCTATTGATGTTCCACCTGCCTGACCGATACATCACATCAGGTGTGTGAAGCGCGATCTTCAAGATACGTTCAGCCTCAGTCACAAGTGGTGCTTCAAGAACATTGCCACGATGGAACGCCATATTGAAGCCACCAACTACTGGTGTTGTTACTTTGTCGTGGTAGAGATCGCCACGTGACTTGTACGGTGAATCATTCATAAGTGCTGGTGCATCACTGCCACCAAGAATTGCTTTGCCGTTCTCATCTTTCTGTCTGCCTGTGAGCCATTCAAGACTGCCGTGTGTTGGTTTGGGTATTAGTTTCATTTCCTGAACTTTCTTATTGAGAATTTGTTTGGTGTTTTTTTCTTTGTTGATGATTCGTAGAGCATCAACCATTCATCACAGATGGTTGCACCATCTGCATCAACTGGATAGGCAGCGATCTTCAATACAGTGCGCCTATCGTCATCAAAGACATACACGTTGATATCGGCAAATGAATCTTCGTCTAGTGCATACGCAGTCCACCAATCATCTTCATCTCTATCTATGTTGTGCTTGTCTGCGATCTTCTTAGCGAACACGCGAAGCACGTCTTCATATTGTTTGAGTGTTTCTATGGTTGATGTTTTCATTCTGTTACCTTTGTAATGGAAGGGTGTGTCACTTCAATGAATGTTCGGAAGTCGCGGAGCGATACCACGAACTGTTCACCTGTCTGGCGGTTTCGTATTTCCGCGAATAGATCGCGCAGCATCAGTACGTCAAACAATGCAGGGTGGTTAGGTAGGCGCACGATCATGGTCTTGCCTTTTCGTAGTTATCTAACGCGGTGAACACTTGCTCAACGTCGTCAATGTCAATGCCACGTCGTTTCTTCATCACAGTTAGCGCGTCATAAAGATTGTCTGCGATGTTCCGCCATTGATTGCGTTCCGCAATAACATCTTCAAGGTAGTCCTTCAATACTTCTTCATTCATTTGCGCACCTTCGGCAATGGCATAGTGCCGTCTTGAATCATCGTGTACTCAGCATCATTCACCAACGCGTGTTTGCAATAACGACACTTGAACTTCTCTCGTGTGCGATCTCCTGAACGGGTGTAGTCACAATCCAATGGGCAACGTAGAAACTCAAACGCGCTTTCTTGTTCTGGCTTTCCGAATATGTCGTACATCATTTGATTGCTGCCTTCACTGCTGTTTCAAAACGGTCACGATCAAAGCGCGGATTGTCTTGCTGCATTGCTCGGCACGTTGTGTGAATAATCTGCCACACAGCAACAGAATCTCCTTCGTTGTCCGCCAAGATCCTTCCGTAATCTTTTGCTAGTTCTATGTATGTTTTCTTTGTCATTGTTTTTCTTTCTCTATGTACCATCGGTTCCTTACTTCCGATGGTTAGACATTATCGTTGCGATGTGTCTTGGTTTGGTATTTGTTTTGTTGTTGTTAGTGATTCTATGAATGTGTATCTGTTCGTTATGTTCCTATTCCGCGTCAAGTATCCACTTCTCCCAGACAAGTGATTCCATGTCCGCCATGATCGCACCCCATATCTCAGGCATACGCATTTCACCGCAATCATCTTCTCCTGCGAATCCAGTTCGTCCGCTCTCTGTGATCAATCCCTCTGGAAGATCTACTGAATACGAAAGGTAATACATCTTGCGTACTTCAAGCGTGAGGAAGTGTCGTGCTGCGTATGCTTCACACTTTGCTTTTGTTGATGTGCTCATCAGTTCCCTTCTTTCTTTGCGAAGATCTCAAAGACGTTCTTCGTCCTCAACTGTCGCGTGATGTTGTGATCAACTTCGTATCCATATCGCGTCACCTCGTGAAATGAGATGATGATCTTGAAGCGACGTTGCGTCACATCGCGCAAGCAATCATAGAAAACCTTGTCGTGTGCTTTGCGGTTCTGCACTCCTCTGCGGACACCAACAGCAACGTGCACAAGTTCATGCGCCAACGTTCCCCACTCTGGATCTGCTGCCAACCAGATACGGCTCTCCCAATAATACGCAAGACCTGAAACTCTGCCAACACGAATGCCAACACCACCATCTTCATCAACCGTGTAGCCACGTTGTTGCATTTCAATCTTCGGAAGTGGCTTGCCATTGTGATACGGCTCTAACAATTTCCAGATCTTCTTTGCTTCCTTCTCAATGTGGAAACCTTCGTGACCAAATGTTTGTACTTGCTTGATCGCTTTCTGCCTGTGTTGGACTTTTGCTTTCTTCTTCGCAACAGTCGCGCGCTTTGATGTTGTCCGCTTTGTGGCAACTACTTTCTTCACAGCACGTTTCTTTTCTAACGATGGCGCAACGCGATGCACCAACTTGCCCGTATCTGCCGAACATGGCAGGCAATAACGACGCACATCATTCATGCGTGGTCGTGATGGCGCGAGCAATCCGTTGTCACAGATCTCGCACTTCCATCGGACGTTCTTCGTAGCCATAATTTCTCCTTCTCTAACATCGGTTCCTTACGCCGATAAGAGAAGTGTATCCCAAACAGGCGTCTATACAAAGCATTATCTAAGAGCCTTCTATTAGAAGGGCTTGCCGAATAGCACAATGGCGCGATCAGACCGAAACCTGACCACGCCATGCGCCAACCTGCGTCGGAGAAGGAACGACAACAACAGGTCTGGGAACATTCATAATAGTTCAGCGCGACACAAGAACGCCATCAACTATTTCAAATACAACCGCGCTCATTCGCTTCACCATCGCAACAGGAATGTGCATCACGTTGTCAATCATTTCTTCCTGACGATCCCAAGACTGCACAATCGTAATGTGATCAACTTTGCCACCATCATTAGCAGCAATAAGAAAACCAACTGTGCGAACAATACGTTCGCCTTCGCAATCAATGTCACCAATATGTGTCCACTGAGTAGATGATTGATGAGCATCAGCCCATTCAACAACAACGATGGTATCCACTACCAACCTTCTTTCTTTCTGTCCATACAAAACACTGGTGCCTGAAACGTGATGTTCTTCTCTGGCGTTATTAAAGCCAACGCTTGCTGTGGTTGTTCAAAACCAAAACCCATCAGCATTGCGTATTCGTCATAACCCTTCATAGATCCATTCACAACCATTGACGGTGTACTGATGTACTGATGCCAATGACCAAGCCACATTGTCTTGAATGTTTTGCCTGTCTGCAAATATCTTCCTTCTTTGCGCGCGCGCATACGCATTATCGGTGGATAGATACCACCAATGCCACCGCCACCAGAAACCTGATCACCGTGTGTAATCAAATGCCCGTGTTCATAAATGCTGATAAGTGCATCGGCACTTTCGGGAATAGAGAACGTAACGCGTTTGTCCTTGGTGAACTGGCGTTCAACCATCTTCGCAACAAGCCAGTCATAGTTCGTTCTGACGCGCTGCTTCATACGTGGCTTACGTGTAGTGCGCCCATGATTACCAACTACAGATACAACGTGGCATCGTTTGAACTCTGTCGCTAGAAGTTCAACAACACCAGAGATCTGTTCAGACCAAAACAACAACGATCCAATCATTGTGTCCTCGTTTGTAAGCGAAAGTTCCTCGTGAATATCACCAGTGAAAATATCGCCACCAAGAATCAACACCACACCATCGTAAGTAACGCCAGACAAATAATGCCTAGCAAGTTTCACAACGTTCTGCGACCAACGTTCCAATCTCATCACCGCGATCTCGCGAGTGTAAGCGTTCAAGCCTTCCATCTCCTGCGGATCTACAACCTCGTCAAAGTGCGTATCGGAAAGCATCACCACAAGAGTGCCAGCAGACTTCTTCGGTGACGATGGCGAAAGCCAATGCGGAACAGTAAACGTTTGTGCCTCAGCAGTTTCAACAATACTAAGAGAACGTTCAATAAGTTCTAACTTCTCCGTGAGTTTGATGTTCTGAATGGACAGAGCATCGCGTTGCTTCCTGACCTTGATTAGTTCTAGTTTCTCGCCAAGTTCTATTTCCTCGTTAATGTCATCTTCAAGAGACACGTTGTCCGTCCAATCCATAGCGAAGTAATCCGCCATTGTTTCTGTATTCGCTTATGCGTCGTGAGTCAAGTTCAATCTTGCGTATTGCTAACGCTCGCGATATTGATCCAGCAGGAATGTTCACGTTGTGAATAGCGGTAATGAAGTCGCGGAGATCTTCACCTTCCAGTTGGCTAATCACGCGTTCAATCTGGTTGCGCTTGGCTGACTTGACTTGTGTGTTTATTTCGTCTGCAAGACTCATTAGGTATTCCTTCTCTTGCAGGGATTGTAGCGAACGTCAGTTCGTAATGTCGCTCAACCTGTTAGTCATTTGCTTATTTCTTGTGCCTGATGGTCATCAATGTGGCGGTCAATCTTCTTATCCAAATTAATAACAGTTCTGTAAATCAACCGCTGATGATCCACAACCAGTGCATGATCGTCTTTGTTTTCCTTCCGCGACCTTTGAATCAAAGTCACAAGGACAGAACCAACCAAACCCACAAGAGCAGAAAGAACAACCGCAACACCCGAATCCACATCAAGCCCCTAAGACCTTCGGAACTACATCACCAAGAACGTACTGCCAATGCCACAGTTCAAACTCGCCAGACTTCGGATCATCACCCTGAAGATAGAAACCATACGCAGGTGCGTTCGCACACAACCATTCAGCAACCTTCTTATCGGTAACGTTCAGATCAATGGCTAGTCCCCAACCATGATTACTG